TGATATAGACTTGTAAGTAATAAAAACTGACTTGGTGTTTTTGGTTTCAATATTCTTATTTGCCTATTTGTTTTGTGATGTATAAAGCATTGAATAGTAGAAATCATTTCCTCATTACTCATTATCTTATATTGTATTTACCTTTGTTTGGGTTACTTAATTGTGATGTAATTGCATAACGTGCTGCATCAATACAATGATTAAAAGCATCAATTGGTTTGTTTATAGTATTACCCTCTCTGTCTTTCATCCAACTATAACTTTGTAATTCTTTAATTAGATTCTTACTTGTTGAGGTTACATAAATATCATTTTGATTTATTAAGTTGATACCATATACAATTGAATCTCTACCTTTTTTAACTGGCATTACTTTATGTCTATACGTTCTTAATTCTGCAATTGATTTAGGCTCTGCTGAATCTGCATATATTATATCATCTATATTAAGTTGTTTAAGTATGTTTGATATATCTACGTTTAGTAATTTAGTCTGATGTATAACCTCATCTAAAATATAAGTGTTATTGTATTTGTATAAACCAATTAATGTAGTTGGGTCATTTGTATAACCAAAGTCCATTCCGTAACATAATAACCTTGCTTCTGTTGGTAGTTGTTTAATCTCTTTCCAGTCTGGAATACATACACCATCTAAACTACCTATTTGACCAAGACCATATACTTTCCACCAGTTTGCCCAATAAGTACTTGTCTTTGCTTTATGTTGTGCAGCTTCTATATCTGCTACAATCGTTTCTGGTAATGCTTCGTTGTCTTTATATGTTAATGTAATAAAGTCTGCATCATCATTTCCTACAACTTCTTTATGCGCCCAAAAATTAGCAGTTGGATTAAAGTCAATCCATATATCTCCACTTGTTCTTATACTTAATTGTGTGTATGCTTCAAAAGGTACATTGTTTGCTTCGTTGACATACAGTACACTTCTTCTTGCTCCTCTTAATTTATCTGGTTGTTCAACACTAAAAAATTCTATGTAACTACCATTTGTAAATGTGTATTTTAAAGCAGACCTATTCCATTGACTATCTCTAAACCTATTGGTTGCTATCATAATCTTTAGAAAGTCCTTCATAGCACCTCTACGTAAGTGAGGAATAGATTCAGATACTACACTTGTTTCTGTGTTTGGTGTTCTTATACATCTATCAATAAGTATAGGCAATATACCAAATGTTTTACCAGCTGATGTACCACCTTGAATTACTTTCTTTCTTTTCTTTAACTTGTAAAGTTTCTTTATTGCAGTTGTAACTTGAAACACTAATCTAAATCAAATAAAGGTTGTTCTGATGTAATTGATATATCTTTTGTTTCTTTTGGTTTACCAGCATAATAGTTATAAAACATTTGAACGTATTTGAAGTTCCCTTCTTCAACTCCTTTCTCAAGTGCTTTAAATGCTTTTGGCTCTAATGGTGTAAGTCTTTCAATCATCTTAACTTCTTCAGCTTTAGATGGTCTACCTCCTTTATTACCTTTAGTTCCTTTATTATTTGTTCTTCCGTCCATAATCAGTTTAAATTAGTTTACTAATTATATAATAAAAAAAACCTAACATTTTATTGCTAGGCTTTAAATTTATTTGAGGGTTGTTTGGGTATTAAATACCATAATACATACCTCCTTCATCATACATTCCACTTATTTTGTCAAGTGATTCGGCTTGAGCTTTCTCTTGATTAAAAATATCATCATAAATAGCTTGACCTTTTTGGCTATGTCCATCCCAACCATTTAATTTTTGATGTAACGGCTTATCTTGTCTTGGTGCTTTAAACCAATCTTGTTTTAATAACCAGTTTTGGTATGATTTAGGAGTGTTATTAAATTGTTTTCCTTTGTACTTTCCGAATCTTAATGTCATAATATCTGTTTTAATTATACATCAAAAATACAATAGCATAATACTTTTTAAACAATAAAAAATGTTAAAGTTTTGTTAAAATTTATATTTGTAATCCAATTACTGTTAGTATAATTGATAATGCTACTAAGAATGATACTAAAAAAAAGGTAATCAATCCAAATAATGTTGTTGATTTATTTTTCATATCTATTTGTTTTTATATCGATTTTCTCCACAATATCTTTTCCCAAGTTTCTTCTACTTTTTGCAATTCCCTAAAGCGTTTAGCTATTAAAGTCATCCCATTTTTACTAATCTTGTCAAATCTATTTTGTTCTATTAATTTTATAAAGTCTTCTGCTTTCATATATATTTGTTTTATAAGTAATCATCACATTGAACAATTGTATAATTTTCTGACGTGTACCAGACTTTTTCTTTTGCTTCTTCTAATGTATAACAACCATCAATATCTCTTTGGTTAATCAATCTATCTGTGTATCTACTTGAGTTCTGATAAGTTCTTTCATAATTGTTTTCTCTACAATTACAAACTTCTTCTTCTGTTTTACTACAACTTAAAAAAGTTATTAGTAACAATAATATTATTTTATTCTTCATCTTTATATTTGTCTTTTAGTGTTATAAAATGATAATCTGTTTTACTTAATTTTAAATCTATTAAGTCTTGCATAACGTGTTCTCTTTTTATACAAGGAGGTAATTTATCAACCAGTTGTTGTAGTTTTTGTATTAGTTTCTTTTTGTACATATCTATTTGTTTTTATTGTTTAAATTATATATTTCTATTTCTTCTCCTTGTTTAATTTTTCTGTAATGTTTGGTAGGATAGCCAAATCTTTTTACTTCAACATAAACATCATATCCTCCAAAAAATTTTTCTCTTAAATACCAATATCCAGTTAACTCTTCCATATCTATTTATTTAAAAATTAACCACCCTACAAATACACCTACTAAAAAGCATACTACTGCTACTTTAAATAGTGTTATTCCAATTCCCATATATTCTTTATCTGTTATCATATCTTATATTAATTTATTATTTAGTTCTTCAATCCATTGTCTTAATCTTCTTTTATTACAAGTGCAAGGCTCACTATACTTATGATTAAAACACTTTGAATGCAACTTACACATTATCTTAAAATCTTCATTTGACATTGTTGATGTCATTCTTTCTTTAACACCATTCCAGATAATTTTATCTTCTACCATAGCTCAATATCATTTAATTGTTCTTGTCTTTCTTTACACTTACAATCTGGATAGAGTTTCTTCCATAACCATTTTATACCAGTATAGTATGTAATTCTTTCAATAAGGTTTCCTAGTTTCATTCTTTTATTCTTTTAGTTTTTCCTTTAATTTATCTTTTACCTTTCTGTATGTATTATACAATGAATGGTATGTTATGTTTGTTTTCTTTGATAGTTCTGTAATACTATATTCATCTTGTATTAGATTATAAATCTTTCTATCGTACCAATGTAATTTACTCAGTTCTTGTTCAACAGAATCATTTGCTTCATTAAAATCTATATACTCTCCAGATTCTAAGTCTAATACCAAGTCTAAAGATATCTTGTTTTGTTTCTTCTGCTTATTCTTCATCTGTAAAAAGGTAGTGCGTAAAGTTAAGTAAATATAATAATAGTTGACTTCATCTCCGTAAGATATGTTTAAACCCTTTTTAAGCATCTTACCAATAACAAGATACATATTAGAAACAATGTCCTCTGCTTCTTCTCTGTTGCATCCAAACTTTAATGTGGTGTTTATCCACTTATTATGAGATTCAAATATCTTCTCTAACATAGCTTTTGTGTTTGCAACAAAGTAATAAAAATAACTGGAACTTTATAGAATGTTTATATGTTTTTATTAACACTTTTAAAAAAGGTATAGCTACCCTCAGTACATATAAATATATTTTTATTTAATTATCTCTCAACGTTTAGGTATGTACACATACTTAAGATTAAATAGTTGCTAAATAAACGTATAGTTATATAATAAAAAAAATATGACATTTTACAAGATTTACATAATTATTTTTATAATCCACAATATCCACTATCACATTCATTAAAGTCATCATCAAATAGTTCTGTTTGTGATTTCCATTTAATAATGTCTTTATACATAATATCACTTCTCCATTTACTTTTACTTGTTTCTTGGTCTGCAAACCATTGCATTTTTTTAGGATGTTTATCACTCATCTTTTTCAATAACAATGGACTTCTCCACCAGCATCCAACACAATTATTCATATAAGCAAACCTAACATCTTTACCTTTCCAGAATTGTTCAATAGTATCTTTATAAACATTATCATTTATTAAAGGGAACTCTGGCTTACAATATTTGTAAACACCCCAAGAATTTCTACCATCTTTTAAAGTTGTAAATGTAGCTTTAACTTTAGTAAAACCTTCTTCATCTGTTTTATCCATCATCTTAACTGCTCTCCTTGTTTCATTTGCTCTGTAACCAAACCTCATAATAACTGGCTCTTTAACCACATCATACATCCAGTAAAGAATAGGCATTGTTTTTAGTTCAGTTGTGCAATATCTAGCCATTTTATTTGGCAAGTATCTAGTACCTTTCTTTGTTTTTATTATTGCATCATCAAATGTTTTACCAGTTACCCAATCAATCTTACTACCTATAAACTGCTCTAAATCTAACATTGTATAAATAATCATATCTTCTTCTAAAGTTCCAATAAACTCTGTGCCTAATCTATCTGAAACTTCTTGCCTTATTTTAGCATCTGGAAACATACAATTCTTATCATCTGTTCTAACTAAAGAAAATACATTGTAGTCTGCTGGATAATTAGCTGCTATGTAACTTGATGTTTTACCACCACTTAAACTATTTACTGTTTTCATATTTTTATATTTATTTACCAATGCATACCTTCCATTGATGTACCACATTCTATTACCTCACATTTATCTTTGCTTTTCCAATCCCAAGACTTTACTCTAAGATTTACTACCTCATAAATCTCATCTCTTTTATTGTCTGGTATAGTATCTATTAAGAATGCTAAGGCATCTTTTTCCTTGTTTAGTATGATTTGCTTAATAGCTTTTGTTTTGTTCTTTAAACGTTCTAATCTAGCTCTCTCCTTTCTTATTGTTTCTTCCTTCTTGTCATTAAAGTAAATATCATAAATACTTCTAAACCTTGTAAAGCTATCGTAATATACATCTATCTTTTTTAATGCGTGAAATATACTTGACCTATTTCTTTTAATACCTTTCTCAGCAAACCAGTCTGATATCATTCTATCATTCATTCCATTTACTTCATTTAATACTTTGTATAGTAATGCTCTAAAAGATGCTTTATCATTTGAACGTGAATTATCATATATGTTTAGTTTTGTTATCTCACAAAAATCATTTACTAATTCTTCTGCTGCTTGTCTGTTGTAATTATATCTACTCATCTATTTGTTCTGCTCCGTTATTAATTAATACTTCATCTGTTACTTGTGTTATTCTTTCTTTGTCTGCTTCGTATGCTAAACATACTTCTTGTATCTTACAAAAGTCATTAAAGTCAAACTTGTTTAACACCCAATCAATAAATATTAGTTTATTGGCAATTAGTTTATCTCCCAGCTCTTTCTCATCAACTTCTTCTATCTTGTTATAGTAGTTTATCTCTATGTCTTTTAAATCGCTTATAGTACGTCTAATATTGTTTCTTGTTCGTTGTCTAAACAAACCTATCTTCTCTGCATCTTCTAGTAAGTGTAGGTTTATAAATGAGCTTAGTATTGCTCCACTAATTTTTTCTAGTTTCTTTTCTGTTAATTCCATATTAAAACATTCTTATTTGTTGTTTGTGTTCGTTTATTCTTTTTATTGCTGCATTGTAGTACTCTTTATCAAGTTCACAAGCAGTTAAGTCATATCCTAAATTATGACAAGCAATGGCTATACTACCACTCCCTAAATGAGTATCTAAAATTTTATCTCCCTCTTTTGCGTAATTCATTAAAAGCCATTCATATAATTTAACTGGTTTTTGTGTTGGGTGTAATCTATTTATATCATTGTTATTTATTTTTACAAGTTGTGGTAATTTATCTTTTGAATACCAAGCGTATTCTACTTGGCTCATTGTAGGAATATAAACCATTTTATCCCACGTTATTAAACCTCTGCACCTTTTTTCCCATAGTATAGGAAAGTAATTACCACCCCAAACAATCTGTTCTTTTGAAACTCTAATCAACTCGATAAAATATTCATCAGTAGGGGTTTCTTTATCCCACCTATTTTTAGCGTATTTAGTTAATCCTCCAACACAACCACCATAACTACTCCTATATAGTAATTTATCAATTCCATAGGGTGGGTCAACAATAGCAAGGTCAAAGTGATTATCTTCATACCTTGCCATTAGTTCCATATTATCTTCGTTTGTTATTAGCATTTTCTTGTTAAGTTAAATTCTGTTAATAATGATTCCATTAATGGTCTGAATCTTGATATTGATGTAGCTGCTGGAG